TTGACCTTGCCGTCAAGAATCCGGTTGACGATTTCGGCAGTCTCTCGCGGATTGCCACCCTGTTGAGGTAGCCGACGAAACATCATCGACCCCCACAGGGAACGAGATCAAGATCAGTACCGACTAGGCTTGACCAGTTGCCAGTTGGTACAACAGAAAGACGATGATACTTCCCGCGACTGCGTAGAGACACGCGATTGTCAGAATCAGCAGCAACAGGACTCGCATAACTGATGTTCCCGTCCAGCCGTTTTCTTGACGCTATCGCAATGGTCGCTGATCCACCGTCAATGATCGGCCTTGCAAGCGTTGCGAGAGTCTCAAGACCCTGCGCCTCAATATCGCCAGTCTGCAACTCAGCAGTAAGTGCCGAGCCACCAAACGAAATGAGTTTAGCACCGCTCACCCCTCCGGCTAACAGCTTTCCACCCACCCAAATGCGAGAGTCTAGGCTTGCAGGAACAGTGTCCAGCGTCGGATACAAAGCACTCAAGGCTTCTAAGTCCGTCCCGCTGGTGGCAATCGTCGAGATGAAGTTCGCAGTGGTGTCGCCGTGACTCCACTTGTCCGTAGACCAGTTATAAACCAGCAACTGCTTGTTGGCGAAAATGTCTGTGAAGCACCAGCTTACCGTCTTGTTGATCGGGTCTACCGCTGCCGACATCTGGTCAAATTTACCGGGATCGCAGATGTCGAAGAACCACCGATCTATCCGCTCGCTCCCGATAGGCTTCGCCTGCTGACCGTCAGTCACATAGAAACCATCGTCAGATAAAAAGTAAGTCAGCGCCCCGTACCGCACGACAGAACGGGACTCATAACACCCAAGAGCAGAGGTGACGTTATCAAACTGGAAGAACAGCGGAGCGCCAACATACGTCATCCGTACAACGGAGCGTTCCAGCAACACGATGCCAAACTCACCACCAGTGATGCCGCGGATCTCGCCACCGTCTGGAATGTCCTGTGTGTCGGATTGGCTTGCAGCACCAGCAGTCCAGTCGGTCTCATCGTTGATGTCCGACCAGTACACGCGATTGGGATAGGTTGAGGTCTTGCCTGCAACCACAAAGTCTCGGACGGTCGTCACAAACTGTGCAGTCGGAGCAGCAGCAGCAAGATCGGCAAAGTTAGACGATGATCCAACCGTCCATGATTGCAACTTGTCTACACCGTTGGCCCCGATGACCTTCTGACCGAACTGCGTGAACGTCCAGAGAGTCGTTGCCGTGTACGTCGATGCAGTACGCGATACGTCCATCAGATACTTGTACGTTATCGCTGTGCCACCAGACGAGTACGCTGTGAACCCTGTTGAGTTCACCCCGTTCAGGCTGAACGTATTCGCATCGATCCTGGTGATCGTATAGGTGTTGCCGTTCAACTGAGTCATGCCGACAACACCGGAAATCGTCACCTGTACGCCAGTGCGAAACCCGTGACCAGCAGACGTAATCACGCAAGGGTTAGCCTGCGTTGCTCCGGTAATCGTGACGCTTTTCGTCGGGAAATACCGCCAGAGATAGTTAGCACTTGCACCAAATAGAACAGTGTCAGCGACCCAGCGACCAACAAAACAAGTCAGAAGATTTTCGGTTGCAGCGTTGGAGAAATCGGCAGCAGCAGGCATCGGCCCATAACCTACGAGCGTAGGCAGGACGTTCTTTGCCTCAACCAGACTGTCGGCAATACCCGGACGGTCTGGCGTCCACTGACCGAAATTTACTCTCATGCCCAGGGTAGCGCCGGAGCCACAATCGGAGGATTCTTCTGGTTCTCGATCTGCTGTGCCACCGCAGCTTCAGTAGCGTCCTTGTCAACCCCATTCGCCCAGATCCAGCCAAGCACTTGCTCTTGGGTCAGGCTGGCGTAGGGGGTAAAGGACTCAGGATCAGGCGAGGGCAGCGAGCAAGTGGCGTAGACGGAAGCTGAGTAGCCATCCACCGTGTCCGAGCACTGCCAGTGGGCGACGATGCAGACATCAGACAGATCGCCTTCTGATACTTTGCAGTCAAGCTGGGAGATGTTCCAGTTCATTATTTGGCCTCTTAAACTTTGGCAAATCCGTTGTGGTAAATCGCCCTTGCTTCTGCGGCAACCAACCCTGCTAATTCCAACTCTTTGAAGTAGCCGAGCAGATGCGACTTGCCATTCTTCATAACCCTAACCACCCATGCTTGGCTCTTTTTGTGCCAAGAGACGCCGGGGTAGCCTGATGTGTTGCTGGTCAATGCCGACCGATTGCACTGGTTTTCGCTTCTCGTAACCGCACGCAGGTTCTCAATATGGTTATCTGATCGGTCGCCGTTGATGTGGTCTATCTCTTTGGGAAGATAGCCGTGATGCAGAACAAAGATCAGACGATGAACTTTCCAGATTTTGTTCATCCATGTGACATGACGATAGCCGGTTTTGTGGTTTGAGCCGACCTCTTGCCCGACCAGATATTGCTTATTTGGATGAGTAACTTTCTTCCAATACAAACGCCCATCACGGTACTCAAACCATTCTTTGATTACGTCTTGATTAATCATACGTTTGTCGCAATAATGTTCCAGTAAGTTCCATCGCACCACAACTGCGCCCATTTTCCTGCTGTTGCCGGAAGAATGTCAGTTGTTAGTGTTCCATCTGTAATTTTAGCCACATTGCTTGAAGCAGAAACAACTTGTTGAGCACTTTGAACAACAATGTTCAAAAGACGGCCTGTGTTATTTGCTGGTGTTGGCAATGTTAAAGTGCAAGTGCCTGATAGCGAATAGCAAACTATGTAGTAAGCCGTATCGTTAACACTTCCACTTGTTGTAAATGCTTGAGATGTTGTTAAAGCAAATTGACCGGCTACTTTTAACCCGCCATTACCAGAATTTTCTGATGTAATTCCTACAAGAAGATTTCTGTTCGCAGTTAGGGTGAGTGCTTGGGTGAAGGAAATCGCGTTGCCTGCGGTGCCGGAGGGGGCAATTGACCAAACGTGCGATGGAGTTCCTCCGCCGTTTTGTTGGTACAACACCGCTGCCTGCGAGTTATGGTAATTCCAAGTAAACGCGCCGCTATTGAGTGCGTTGAATGCGTAATAAGAGTTGCCGTTGTTTACAGCAAGATCCTTTACGCCAGCGCCAGCAGTAGAAGTTACACTGTTAAACGTAAATTCTTTACCGTATGCAACACTAGGCGTCACCCCCAGACCGAGGTTGCCGTAGGAGTCGAGGTACAGCAACGACGCAGAGGCAGCGTTATCAACAGCAAGTGCGTATTTGCCTGCGTTTGCGCCGCCAGCTTTGATATAAACACCGTTACCGTTTGCGGTGTCCGTGTTAAAAAACGCAGCAATTGCTGTACTTGATACAGAAGCCGTGACATATAGTTTCGTTGGTGGTGCATTCGTCCCAATCCCAACATCCCCCGCAGCACTCACCACAAACGGGCTGCTGTCGGGGTTAGCTGCATCTTCCACCAGAATGGAATCGCCAGTACCCGTCTGCGTGATCCTGAGTGCTGGAGTGGTGGCGTTCACCACCATGACATAGCTGTCGCCCGTTTGTGCGGCTTGGATCTGCGGGACTGCTGTGTTGAGAAGAAGTGCTTCGTAAACAGCCATGATTTACCTCAAATTGGGTAGTATTCTGTTCCGTCACTCGTCTTGACGGATGATGCAACCGTGTAGTCAACCCCTGACCCATCCCTAACAGGCAGGCCAATCGTGTAATCCGTCCCTGCACTATCTTTCACGATGAACGGAGCACCAGGGACAGGCACATAACCACCGAGTGATCGGAGGTTAGGCAGCTTCAGGTTAAGACCGAGCAACATTACAGCAGTCCAACAATGTTGCTGGCAGTCGTGTTAGTTGACCAGACCCGTCGAGCCATCACCGGCAGGATGACGCCAGCAGGGACGTTGTAGAAGATCACGCTTCCACCGCCGGTGTCGTTGATCCGCACGTTACCCGACCCGCCGATGTAGAGCGCACGAACGGGCGCAACCAGATCAGAGTCGGCAGGAGTGATAGCAATGCAGTTGACTGCACAACTATCGGGTGTCGTTGAGAATGGTGCAGCCATGTTAGACCTCTACCCACGAACTGGATGATGTTGAAGAATCTTGCCACAAGTTAGTGACCGGAACAAACGTCG